GGGTATCACTACGTGCGTTCTAACGTCTCAGCGCCCTCTCAGGCCGATAACCTGGAGCAGCACATCGGAGATAAATCCATCCCGGTCATGCTGGACTTTGAAGAGGGTTCCGGCAATATCGACGTTTTCTGGGCCGTGAAGAAAGAAATCGAAAAGCGCGGCATGAAGGTCCGGTTGAGCTACATCCCCGATTGGTATTGGGAGCGGATCGGCAGGCCCGATCTTTCTCAGGTCCCGGGGCTGATTGCTTCTGAATACGTCACCGGAACCAATTACGCCTCCACTCTGTATCCCGGGGATAACTGGCACGGTTGGAAAGCCTATGGTGGTCGGACCCCAGATATTCTACAATTTACCTCTAGCGCGAGAGTGGCCGGGTTAACGGTTGACGCCATGGCGTACCGGGACACCCGAGAGAACCTGGAGCGGCTGCTGCACGGCTTGCCGCCCGATGAAGGAGAAGACATGACGCAGTACCCCTCACGGTCTATCTATCGCGACCCCGATTCAAAGTTCCGAGAGACCCAGGCCGGGTACGTCCTCAACATCGACGCGATGATGCACCGCGAGATGATTGAGCGTCTCGCCGTCACCTATCACGATCCCGACGCCGTGAGCCGAGTCCTCGCGGTGGCTCAGGGCAGAGGAGCCGAACCCAACAACGCCGACACCATCGAACACGCTAAACGGGTACTCCAGAAAATCCCGTTTGAGGTATTGGAGAAGAACGCATGACCGTCACCACGAAGTACTCCCTGCCCGAGGTAGCCAAGGCCCTTGGTGCGTTCGTCGTCACGCTGGGGACCACGGCCACCGTGCTGCTGGGGGATGACACCTTCACCGAGATGGTGCCCAAGTCCGTGGTGGTCATCCTGGGTGCCCTCGTTACTGCCGGTGTGGTGGCCGGGGCCGTCTTCGGCATCCCCAATGCCACCACCAAGGATCAGGTCGTCAAGGGTGCCGTCAAGGGTGGGGAGCCGGTGGTTACCGAGGTGGTGGAGAAGGCCAAGGAGGCCGGAATATCAGTTTCTGCTGATATTAGTCTGGATCAGCTTCCTGATGTTACTACTCGCGAGGCTCTGGAAGCTCTGCTGAAGAAGTTCAAGAGATAATAATGCGGATCGCCTCCCAGCGCGAACAGTTCCCTCACCGGACGGCCATGGCCGAGGATTACTGGATGAGTCATCGACCGGCGGGGCCGGATGGTGGTGCTCCTCTTCATGACCTGACCGGGTCAGGAATGCTGCCTGAGGATGTTTATACCCACCCGCAGTACTACGATTTTTCGGGGGACGGGGCGGCGCTTTCTAACTGGGACACCTTCAACAGTGTTCGGGGCAACCCCGACGCGATGGTGGACATCTATCGCTCTACACCGAAGGGTAACTATAGATTCAATGATGGGGATTGGGTAGCTTTACGAGAAGATTATGCTCGTCAGGAGGGGTTGCATCCTACTGACCCCAGCAAGGACAACCCGGTTATGCGAAGTAGAGTACCTGCGAGTTCTCTCTACACTTCTGGAGATTCTTTCGATGAGTTCGGATATTGGGGGCCGCAACAGTGGGGGACTGTCGTGCAATCTGACATTGATCGGGGCATCTCTTAAATGTTCCATCCCAATGCCCAGCAGCAGCTGATAGCTACTACTGACTTCGACCCGATAGAGCTAATGGCTTCTGTCATCAAGAAGCACGCGCCGTGGGATTCCATCATCGACTTCTGCACCCACGAGTCTTACTGCGGCCAGATTCTTTACCCGCGCCAGCAGACCCTGATGAAGTTGATCTATCTAGAGACCGAGAACATGACCCCCTACGACCTGGAGGTCATAGAGGAGTGGAGGAAGGGCTTTCAGCGCCGCCGCGACGTTTTCGGTGTCCAGCCCGACATCTGGGAGCGGATTACCTACCTCAAGTCCCGAGGCGCTCGCCGGTTCCCTCATATCCAGGCCGTATTAGGACGCCGCGCCTCTAAAGGGTTCATCGGTGGTCTGCTAGGTGCCGAGCAGCTGGCCTATTTCCACTCCCTGGACAACTGGCAGGACCACTACGGCATCCGTCCCGGCAAGGTTGGTTACATCAACGTCGGTGCCACCTCCCTGACCCAGGCCAAAGACCACCAGTTCAAGGACATCCGAGACGTTGTTGCCTCCTGCGCCTACCTGCAGCCGCACATCGCCGAGATCAAGGATTACATGACCACGATCCGTACCCCGGCAGACCTTCGGCACATCGCCGAGATGCGCGCCGCCGGGGTGCCTATCGAACACTCCATCGCCACCCTAGAGGTTCAGGCCCTCAGCGCTTCCAGCACCGCAGGCCGTGGCGCTACCGCTATCGCCATCTTCCTTGATGAGTTCGCCTTCATGGTTCACGGCACCGGCTCCGTCAAGTCCGGTGAGGAAATCTATGAGGACTGGATGCCGTCCCTCGACCAGTTCGATCTCGACGCGCTGACCTACATCCCGTCCTCGCCCTTTATGAAAACGGGTAAAGCTCAACCTCTAGATGCCAAGATTTTGACCCCGCGAGGGTGGCGGCGCATGGGGGATTTGCTCGTCGGTGATCAAGTAATTGGCAGCAACGGGCAATCTGTTACCGTCACAGCGATTCATCCCCAAGGAGTTCGTCCTGTCTATCGGATAACTACCGGAGACGGGTCTACGGTAGAGGCTTCTGATAATCACGAGTGGGTTGTGCAGACAGCCAGCTATCGTCGCACAGGCAAGAATATGGTGTTGACCACCGAGCAGTTGCAGTCACGGGTTGGCTCCATGAACCGTTGGGTGTCTATCCCGCGTCTTTCTGCTCCTGTAATTTATCGCGAACGTGATTTACCTGTTGACCCTTATGCCCTGGGGCTTCTACTGGGTGATGGGTGCATTACGAAAACCATCATATTTGGCAGTCAGGACAGAGAACTGATTGACTCTTTTGGCCAGATTATGACGCGGGATTTTCCGCAGTGTCGTTTGGTGACCAAACAGCGTTCTGGTGGATATTCTGAAACATGGATACGAAAAAGTGACCCCCTTCGCAAGGAACTAAAGAATCTTGGTTTGTGGGGACTAAAGTCCTATGAAAAATTTGTTCCCGAGGATTATTTACGATCAAGCCCGCATCAGCGACTGGAAATGTTGCGAGGTCTATTGGATACCGATGGTTGGTGCGATAGTCGGGCGGGGGGCACTCCTCTTTTCTCCACATCTTCTTGGCGTCTGGTGGAGGGGGTGGTTGACCTGGTTGAGGGTCTTGGTGGAGTTTGTCGAACTCGTAAGATTTCACCTGGCCGGGGAGGCTACGTTAGCGAGCGTAGTGATTACTGGGAGGTGCGGGTACGTCTCCCTAAAGGGTTTGACAGTCCCTTTCGTCTTGCTCGTAAACGTGATTTGTATCTGGCGGGGGAGGTTAACCGGGCACCAGGGGAACGAGGGCTGGTTCGTAGTGTTCGGAAAGTCGATTACGTGGGAGACAAAGAAGTTCAGTGCATTACCGTAGACTCACCAGATCATCTGTATGTCACCGAACATCACCTCTTGACGCATAATTGCTATTCGCTCTACCAAGAGGGTTCGGTGCTGCTGTCCTCCTACAAGGACGCCGAGGGCATCGGGGACGAAGCCAAGAACAAGCTCCAGGCGCTCAAGGTCGAAGCCGGAGACGATCCCGCCGAGATCGACGCCGACCCCACCAAACTGATCCTTCAGCTGCCGAGTTGGGGTCTCTACCAAGACTGGGAACGAGCGCGCAAGCTCATCGGTGTCTCCTTCAAACGCACCATCCAGCCCGATCTCAGCGACGAGAGCCAGCTGCGCCGTAAGCGCCGCAACCCCGAGAAGTTCCGTGTAGAGCGCGAGGGGCAGTGGGCGGCGGTTCAGGGGGCCTATCTGGATGAGGGCAAGGTGGAGCGCATTTTCCGCGAGCCGGATTGGCGCGATCCTCTGGTGCCGCAGTCCCGAGGCTATCTGAAGCACTCCTACCGCATCCACTGCGACCCGGGCCGCACCGGGGCCAATTTCGCTCTGTGCGTCGGTCACCTGGAGGACGCCCCGGCAGACGAGCACGGCATGGTGTGGCCGAACGTCGTCATCGACCTCCTCCACGTTTGGAGACCCCAAGACTTCCCCGACGACCCCGAGACCGGCAAGCCGACGATTGATTACGTCACGGTGCAGGAGGACATCGACTGCATCCTCCATCGGTTCCCCTCCACCTCCAAGATTTCGTTCGATCAGTGGAATTCTGCCGGAATGATTTCCGGTCTCCGGCGCGGTCACTCCCCCGGGATCAGAGTCGCCGAAGTTACCTTCACCGAGAAGGAGAACCAAATCCGCATGGAGCGGATCAAGGCCGCGCTGAACCTGGAGTGGGTGTACTCATATAGAGACGACTTCTACGAAGACGG